ATAAGTATTGGTGATGATGGGGTTATGGGTTTTTATGAAGTCAGTGATTTTTTGCATGGAGTCTTTATTGTTGACTTTTGGGTAGGGCAGGTCGGTTATTGGATTGCCACGGTGTTCAATGATGCCGGGATTGAGTTCTGTTGCTCCCTTATATTGAATCAGATTGGACATACAGGAAGCACATGGGACGAAAGGAACGCCCTCCACTCTATGCCTTATTCCCAGAGAAGTAAAGCGGTATAGTTCAAGTATAGGCAGATCAGTATTGTCTCCTATATGCCGATTATAGCCCAGACCCCATCCATAGATTTTGATTCCTTTTTCTGTGGCATATTTTAGGGCGTAGTTAATCCGGCCATTCCAATCGGGGCAAAAATTAAGCAATCCACCGCCACCGATAATGATTGTTTCGTTGCAGGTTTGGATTTTGTCATTGAATTTAGGGTCGTCCAGATCAAGCGAACTATGAGGCATGTCCCAATATTGTAGTGGACATGCCGCCATATCTCCGGTGTTGTCTTTATTGATGCGATGGATAACCAGCATTTCTATTTCCTTCTTTTGTTACTAATAGCACTATACAGCTGCTTATACGGTTTGTCAAATTCGATTCCTGCGCTATAGTAGTAGAATGATTACAGTAGAGTTAAATCGTCACTATAAAGAGAATGAGGTAACGCTTCAGTGCGGGGAGGCGATTTATGCCGCGTTAAGGGAGGATGGTGGATTGCAGAGGGCCTTGACGGAGCAGGTGGAAAACAGGATGGCCATTGTGCGGTATTGGGGGGTTACGGGCAGGCGCAATAAGAACAACACGGTCTTTCATGCGTATATGGATGGGGGCATTATCCGGTTGAGTTTCTATAAGAAGCGGACTACGTTTTTAACGTATGAGGAGGCTTATCTTGTTGCCTGTAAGCTGCTTGATACTCCCGGTATAGCCAATGTCCAGATCAATGAGCACATGGAAAGACAGGAAATAAGGAAGGGGTTGGACTTTGGCGATACAACTGACTGAAAAACAAAGGGCCGGGCTGAATCTGCTGTCTGATCCTGAAAAGACAAGGATTCTATTTACAGGCGGATCGCGTTCGGGCAAGACCTTTTTGATTATTGAGTATCTTCTTCAGAGGGCCTATCAGTATCCGGGATCAAGGCAGCTCATTGTGAGAAAGCACCTGGTCGATACCCGTAATTCAATCTGGTATGACACGCTGAAAAAATACCTTGACTTATATATACCAAAGTGCGATTACAGCTTAAGGCAGAGTGAGTTGCGTGTTGTTCTCTCCAATGGTTCAGAGATATGGCTTGCCGGATTGGATGATGGGGACAGAAGCAGTAAGATTCTTGGCAATGAGTATATCACGGTCTTTTGCAATGAGGCCGTACAGTTGCAGTATTCGGTTATCCAGACATTGATTACCCGATTAGCCCAGAAGTGCATTGATTCGGATGGCAATGTGGCGGTTAACAAGCTGGTGCTCGACTGCAATCCAACCTATCCCCGCCATTGGTTGAAGATATGGGGAGAGGACTTCAAAGACCCGGAAGCCAAGCCCCCCCGTACTCTCAAGGATGCAGATAAGCATGCCGTGCTTCATTTCACTCCCTACGATAACATAGACCACTTGCCTGAGGGGTATATTGAACAGCTTGATGCCTTGCCTTATATCCAGAGAGAGAGGATGCTGTTTGGCAGATGGTGTGGCGGTGAGGGTGCAATCTTCAAGGAGTTCAATGAGAAGATGCATGTTGTAGAGCCTTTTAACGTGCCTCGGTCTTGGAGCCGCATGATGGCCATTGACTTCGGGTTTGACCATCCTACCGGCATTGTATGGGCCGCCTACAACTTTGCTACAGACTCGATCTATGTCTACCGCGAGTTTAAGGAGTCTGGCAGAACCATTGATGAGATTGCCGAAGTAATTAAGAGGGTATCACAAAAAGAACTGTATGCCTGTGATGTCATTTGGGCGGATCATGATTTGGCAGACCGCGGCTTTTTACAGAAGAATGGAATCTATACACGGCCTGCAAAAAAGTCGGTGCTGGATGGGATTACGGCCATCAACCAGAGGCTCAAGCCGGATCCAAAGACAGGTCGGCCCAGGTTGTACATCTTCTCAACTTGTCAGGCTATGATTGATGAGTTATATTCTTATGAGTGGCACCAAAGCAATAGTGAAGTAAGCAGCAAAGAGACCCCGATTAAGCTGAATGATGACTTGGTGGACCCCCTCCGCTATATTGTGTATGGTTTGGACAAGTCGGGTTCAGGTGGAGTAATATAGGAGCCGGACATGAAGTATAAACAGCAATTAGGATACAACCCGCAACTCGATTACAAGCATCGTATTTTTGAGCGCAGTGCAGGATTTTACACTGCAAACCTGGCTACATGGCAAAAGGCCGCTGCCGCCCTCAATGGCGGCAGGGCGTATATCCGGGCGACCCTGAAACGGCACCCCTCTGAAACCGCTGAAGAATATGAGGAGCGCGTTGGCAACTCGTACAACATCAACCTGATTAAGTACAGCACAAGGCGATTTGGCGACTACATTTTCTCCAAGCCTCCGAGACGGGAGGGCAGCAATAAGGATGTAGTGTTTGACTTTGACAGGAAGCGCTCTCACGTCAATGCGGTTATGCGTGAAATATTTGATTATCACACCATTTTTTCTCTGGTTTGGGTCTTTGTCGATATGCCGGAATTGCAAGGGGACTTTATTGATCTGAAAACAAAGAAGGATGGGAATATACGGCCTTATGTCAGAGCAGTGCCCCCTATGGCTGTGCCGGATTGGAGTTTTGGGGAGACTGGTGAATTGGAATGGGTTGTGCTGGAGGAGTATGTAACCAAAAAATCCAATCCTAAAATAGAGCCGGAGTTATGGCAGAGGCGCACATTATATACGAAGGACTATTGGCAGAAATTTGAACGGAAGCTGTATGATGAGGGATTCAAGGGGGAGGATATGGGGATTGTCGAGTATGACCCCGTACCGAACAAGCTGGGCAAGGTGCCTGTCATTCCTTATACTTCCATGTTGCCGGAAGGTCTTATAACCGTACCCCCCATTGATGACCTGCTGACCATTCACGATGCTGTTCTTGCCGGTGAATCTGAACTGCTGACCAATATCCTGAAGCAGACTTATGGGCAGCTTGTGTTGCCGGCGTCTTCTTCTGTCATTGTGAACCGCATCAAGGCAAAGCTGGTGGATGCGGACAGTACGATTGACTTGAGTTCATCGGATGTAGAGGCAATCATATCCCGTGAGGTCAATACGGTGCTCTCTCGAACCAAGGCGATTATGGAGGGAGAGGAGGAGAAGCAGACTGCCCGCTATATCCAGCCAGCCGGTGCCACGATTGACAGCATCATTGCACACGATGACCGCCTGATGGGTGTAATGATGAGGCTCTATGGCTTTCTGATGGGGGTTCATACGACACAGAGGGAATCAGCCGAAAGCAAATCCGTTGACAATATCAGCCTGGCCTCTCAGTTGGCTTCAATCGCTTCCGGGCTTGAGGACTTGGAGACCAGGTTGTGGCAGATGATGAATGAGTATGATGGTTCCATTGGGGAGCCTAAAGTCACCTACAATACAAACTTTGACATCCACGAATTGAATGCGATTGTCGCCAGTATTGCTGAACTGGTGAATCTGGACTGCGGCAAAGAGTACGCCAGACAGCTTAAGCGTACTGCAGTCAATGTCCTCAATAGCATCCATCATATTTCCGATGAGAACTTTGAGAAAATCTATAGTGAGATTGATCGGGATGTGGAAGGGGGCAAGCCGATTAAGTTTGAAGAGCAGGCCGAACATGCTTCAGATGCTTCAGGATCGAGGCCGGACAGCATCAAGGCTACCACGGACTACCAGAAGGATAATAAGTCCAAGATGAAAAAAAGTGATGCAATTTGATTGACATTGTGATTTTTACTGTTATATTCTCGATTAGCTGACTAAACAGCGATACCAAATGAAACCACGGAGGACACAATGACTTACGCAGAACTGATGAGCAAGATTAAAAAGGGAGAACCCCTGACGCCTGAGGAAGCTTCAGAACTTGACAAACTCTCACGGCCCGCTGAACGGTTCAATGAGGTTTCGGCTAAGGCTCAAAAGCTGGAATCGGAGTTGAAAGCCAAGGAGAAGGAACTGGAGCAACTGAATGCACAAATGCTGGATGAAGCACAGAAACTCCAGGATGAAGTGCAGAAACAGCTCGCTGAACTGAGTGGAAAGGTTGAAACCCTGTCCGCTGAAAAGAACAGCCTGCTCAGTGAAAGGGACGATGCCTTAAAATCGCTCAAGGTAAGAGATTTGGCAGTGAACAACCCCACAGGGGCGCATTTTGCTGATCCTGAATACCTGAAGTACCTGCTCAACAAGGAAAAGGTTGATCTTGACAATGAGGAGCAAGTGAAATCTACCATGTTGTCGTTGAAAGAGAAATACCCCGAACTATTCAGAGTGCCCGCCAAGGGTGGTTCTGGTGCCGGGGCTGGCAATGTCGCCGCACAGCCGAAACCAGCGACCAAACCTGTAAAGGATTGGACGGACGCTGACAAGGCCAAGTTCATAAGAGAGGGAGGGACTGTGGAACAGTTCCAAGCATTGATAAAGACGGAGGCTTAATATGGCACTTACCCTGCTTGCTGACCTGAAGCATTATGAGAATTATTTTCGCCTTGGTTATATTGAGGGGCTTACCTATCGGGTGAACATCCTCAACAGCCGGAGTGCGGGCGTGATTCGTGCTTCTTCGGAATTCACTACCGGAATGGAGAAGCAGATTGCCTTCTTCGAGGATTTCGGTACCATCACCCGGCGTGACATTACGGTTGATACTGCCCAGACCCCTGAGAAGATCACCCGTGAGAAATACTACGCCTTCAAGACCTTCTGGAAGTATGTACCCAATAACTTCCAAATCTCTGCCTTCAAGACCGCCGATGGCATGACTCCTGAGGAAGTCTACATCATGATTGGTCGTAAGCTGGCTGAGAAGAAGATCGACTATGTGGTTAAACAGGCATTGATGATTGCTTCGGCAGCTATCGGCTCCGGTGGCACTGCGACCACCAAAGACTACACTACCCCGACCGCAGAAAACTTCACTGTGGACAAAATCCCCGAAGCCCTGGCTCTCTGGGGTGATCGTGCCAGCAGCCTTAAGGCCCTGGTCATGCACAGTGCGGTCTATTTCCCGATGGTCAAGGATCAGATGGTCAATTTCCAGTTTGACAGCGGTTCCGGCCTGATGCTGTATGGTGGCACTCCTGCTACCTTTGGTCTGCCGGTTATCGTCACTGACAACCCGGAACTGGCCTATACCGATGGCGACAACACCTTCTATAAGACTTTGCTCTTGGCTGACGGTGCTGTCACCATCAATGACAACGGGACTACCACTGCGGCCTACCAGACCCAGATCGGCAATGAAAACTTGAAAGAGTTGTTCCAGGCCGAGGGTGACATCTGGAATGAGGTCAAGGGGTACAAGTACATCGGGAGTGATCGTGCAGAGAACCCATCCGATGCCAATCTCATGGATTCGGACAACTGGGTGAAGTGGACGAACACCTACAAGGATACCGCTGGTCTGCTCATCAAGAGCAAGGGTTCGGTTGCTGATGCCGCCCAGCGTGTTCTGACTGTGCGCCTCGCTACCTGAGGACATCAGTGCCGGGTGAATCGTTGTATCACCCGGCACTTTTCCTTGCTCGCTGGGCCGTGCAACACAACCGGTTAATGGTTTTACCAAGTGAGCAATGGGGCTTCCTCGCCCTTAGTCCTATTTTTAATCAATAATCTGAAAACCTATCGGTAACAAAGTTGACTTAAGGGCGGGGATTTTTTGCAAGGAGGGTATTTTGGCTGACATTCTCTTTTATGACGAACAGGAATTTGATGCCCGTACTTATGCCCAGGCTTTTGACATGATCTGCACAAAGCTGGGATTGAGTTTAAGCAAGGGTTATATATCTCCAAGCCGTCACGATTATGGAATGGTTTATTTTCTGGTTTCCGAACGAAGGGAGCAACTATTCAAGCCCATCATTGATTCCCATGCCAAGGCCTGCCGTATTTCGATTCAGAGGGAACTGCTTGATTATAAGGGCAGGTCTTTCTCGGAATTGCGAAAAGAATTCAGAATCAGAGGCATCTTTACACCCTTTGCTGACATTGACCATAACAAGACGGTCGAAAGGATGCTGATCGAGGAAGAGGCAAAACAAAGACAGGAATCATTGGATGGATTTGCTATCATAAGTGGCCCCCTTCGTCTGGAAAACAACTTAACCTCTATGCTGGGCAAGGCAAAGGAAACTGCAAATGCAAACAAGCGTAAGTACCGCAGATAGCTACTATGCCCTTAATCTGTTGGGGGCTGCTGCTTGGGCTGCCCTTACGGATGAAACAAAAGAAATGGCTCTCGCTACTGCCGAACTGGATATAAATGTATACTTGGGGGTTGATTCCGTGGAAGAGGAAGTAATCCGGGAAGAAGCCCCGTTTTCTTTTTATCAATGTGCGGTATTTGAGTGGGCGCTGTATCTTGCCACCAATTCAGAGGGTATTGCAAACCGCCTGAACAAGTCCATGGATAACGTCACAATGCGTAAGGTTGATGGTTTTGGTGCGGAGGCGTATGGTCAAGCCACTAAAGACTCAGACGTGTACAATGACCTTATAAGGCGTTCCAGGGCAGGTCGCTTTTTGAGGGCCATTCATACTGATAACAGGATTATCCGATAATGCTCAGCCACCTTATTACATCATCAAATGAAATCACAGTTTACCGTCAGTTGAAGGACAGGGATGGGGATGTGACTTCTGAATTTGAGGTCGGTACTGCTTATGGTATATTCCGAACCAGCCTCAAAGAAGAATTTGCCATGGGTAATAAGCTGAATTACACATGGGTTGGAATTTTGACACATTATTCTTCCTCTGCCATTCAAGATGTCGATACTGCATACACCCCGAAGCAAGGGGATGTTTGTGAGTGGAAAGGGAAACGGTATTACATTGAGGGAGTGCATGAGCGATTTGATCTGGATGGCAATTTTGTAGGGTATTGGATTGGCGCTACAGACAGGGTGAGGTAGCTATGGCGATTACAGGCGGTCAACTTGGATTTGGCTTAAGAGGGATGTCTGTTACATTCAGGCATAATGGTAAAGCCTATGTCACCTGGACGAAAAAGACCCAAAAGGCATTCCGTGACAAATTGAAGCAGGTTATGGCAATGTGGGCGGCAGAAACCACCCAAAAAGCCAGAGAGTACTGCCCTGTCTATAGCGGGAATCTGGAAAAGGCCATTGAAAGCACAGCACCTTACTTGTTTAGGGGCACAAGACCAACAGGGCGTATCGCAGTTCAGATTGGGGTGTTGTCTGATTGGCAGAGTCCCTATGACAGTGCATTTAAGACAGACCCGCCGTGGGGATTATCCAGTCCCGATGTGGTTAATACGTTGCATGAGATGTGGGAGCAGGTGGCCGGAAACAAAGCAAAAGAGAGGGCGGCAAGGAAAGGCCCCGGAGTTGGTAGCAAGTTTCTGTTACGCGCTGCAGAGGAATCCGCACAGAATTTTGCCAAGCACATCTATAGCATTAAGAAGTTTGCCGCCTTTCTTGAATCTAATCCTGGTGGCGGTGCTTTAGAGTTCTTGGATCAGATGCGAAATCTACCCGGCCCGGACTATCGGGGAATAGAGGATGATGGCAGCGACATACCCTTTTAATTGAATCAGAGGCTACTATGTCTGATACCAATAAATACAAAACAATAGAAGATTTTCTGTGCGATTGGGTGGATTCAGTTACTCAGGACGGTGTGCTATGTTCAAAAGAGCTGGACATGCAGACCATTGGTTCCAGGGCGGCCTACCTCTCAGTCCCTATAAAGCCCATAGATGACCATGATATTCTGTGGCGTGGCCATGCGTCCGTTCAGGAGTTATCCCCCTCACGCAGTTCGGCCATTGATCTGATTGACAAAATCCGTTCAGCACTTCCGGTATCTGAGAAAAAATCAGACATACCGTTTGCAATCAGACTGAATTGGGGATATAGTACAGTACCGTATAGGATTATGATTGGCTCTGTGCCTGCCTATATTGTTTCAGTTGACATTGACGTTTCAACAACGTAAGGAGAAATAACCATGGGAAATCCAGTAGATTTTGCAGGGGATGCCAGTAATCTTCACCTCGGCCCCGCCAGTATTACCTACAATGGTAAGAATCTCGGCTATACGCTGAATGATTCTGTTTCCATTCAAGTCGAGCAGGAATCCACCGAAATTCTGCCCGATCAGTCCTCGCTTCCGGTTAAGGACATCATCACCGGAATGACCCTCAACGTGACCATGACTCTTGGCGAGGTCACGACTGCCAATCTTGATATTCTGCCCGGTTTCAGCGGTGGCACTCTCAGCGACCCCATGGGCACCGATCTGCTCACTGGGGCAAAGGAATTGATCCTGTATCCGCTTTCTGATGGCGATACGAATGTGTATACCTTCCCGAAAGCAAGCCCGATGATGACCGGCCCGATCCAGTTTGCCCGAACCACCCCTCAGGGATTGGAATTGAACTTCAAATGCTACTTCGACTCGGCAGGTGGGACTGCTTTGACGGTGTCTCAGAAACCAGTCTAACAATCAAATGAGGTGCAGCTAAAATGGGTAAGCAAATCATTGGAATTGATTTAGAGAAGATTGCTGAGTATCGTGAGAGGGTGGAAGTCGGTGTATCGAAAGATCGCACCGTACTTCTCCCTCTGATTAAGCTCAAAGACGCGCACATTGCCGAAATCTTTTTAAGCAGGCTGGATGCCATTCGTACAGAGTGGGCCATTGCGATTGCCTCTTATAAGAACAAAGCCGGGATGTATGCCAATCTCAAGCTGAAGGTGGATGGTGAAGAGGAAGCATCTGGAACTGCCTCTGAAATGTCTGCGGATGAGTACTATGAGGCATTCAAGCAGGTCACTGTCGCCATTGAAGAATCCCAAAAGCATCAAGCCTCTCTGATTAAACGGGTCAGGGCCATTACGGAGGAAATCCATGAGTTCCTTGCCCCGTACTTAGAGGGACTGGGTGTGATTGAGGTTTTGCAGGAGGCTGATGATGCCATGACCCAGAAAGTCCTCTATGCGATGCTGTATGGCACTGCTGCTTTTACAGAAGAGGGGGAGCTGGCTAACAAGGAAGCAGATTCTCCAGAAGATGTAAAAAAAAATTAACCACCCTGCCTGAGCGCTTGGACTTGTCTTATGTGCTGACCAAAATCATGATGGCATTTCCAAGTTACGATCTGGAAAAACTGCTGCATACCTCATACAAACGGGTCTTGCAGCTTTTTTCTTTAGCAGACAAGTCCTCAACCATGCGGAAACCGGAATACTCAATCGGTGGGGCGGCCTTGCATGATACAAAGATTGGACAAATTCTGCAGCAGGTTGAATTAACCGCTACAGTAACCGATAAGGCCGCCATGAAATCCGTAATGACCGACGAAGCAAAAATCAAAGCCGCAGAAGCCATTAGGCGCATGTCTGAAGCCAAACGAAACGAGGGATAAAGATGTCGAATGCCCTTTTTACCATATTTGTAGACTCTGTTCTCGATACCTCTAAATTTGACAAGGGCATGGAGGGGAGTGCCACCAAAGTGGAGTCCTCACTGTCACGGATGGCTTCTGCGGCCAAGCAATATTTAGGCGCTGGTGGCTTGCTGTGGTCATTTAATCGCGCCAATGCCCAGGCTATGCAATTTGGGCAGACAATGGCAGATGTAGCCGCCATTACCGAACTTAATGTCGATAAGATGGCCAAGTCCCTATTGAAGCTGGATCATATCTTTGGTAGACCGGCTCAGACTGGTTATACCTTATACGAAACCATTTCATCGGGCATTAAGGGAACTGAGGAAGATTTATTGCATTTTGTGGAAGTGGCAGGTAAGACGGCCAAGGTTATCCGGGCTGATACTTATACCACATCGAATGCCCTTACTACAATGATGCACGCTTACGGGATTTCGGCAAGGGAATCCACAAAGCTGATGGATATTATGTATACCACCGTCAAAGAAGGTAAGGCGCACGGTGACGAACTGGCGCGTACCTTGGGCTTGGTGGTAAACAATGCATCTGAATCCGGTATCGCCATTAAAGACCTGTTTGCGGCGATTGCAACGCTGTCCAGGACGATGACGACCTCTAATGCCATGATCTCACTGAATCAGATGATGAACTCGTTTTTAGGCCCTACAGAGGAAGCCAGACGGGTAGCGCGTGAGTATGGTATTGAAATGGATGTGGCCGCTATCAAATCCAAGGGGTTTGCGGCAGTAATGAAAGACATCCATGATAAGGTCGGTGGCAATGTGGAGGCCATTAAATCCCTTTTTGGTAATATCCGGGCGGCTCGTGGTGCGCTGGTATTGACAGGTAGCCAATTTGACAATTTTATTGATGTTTTGCATGAATTTGATCGTACTGCCGGAGAAGCTGAAGTAGCATTTAAGACCCAGACAGAAACTACTCAGGCATCCGCAGAAAGAATGCGTGCCGCTTTTAATAAGCTGCAAATTACGGTCGGCAGTGACTTGGAGGGGTTAACTAAGACCTTCTATAAACTCGGTACTGTGGCTATGGATGGGTTTAGTAATGCTGAGGGTGCTCTTGGTGGGTTTGTAAATTCTGTGGGGGGCAATTTTAAGTCAGATTCACCCTTGATACAGTTTTTGAATAGTGCTGATAAGTTGACGGCATCATGGTCGAGATTCTTCATTTATTTTACGATTGGTGCAAAGATATTCAGTGGATTTGCCAAGGCCGCCGCATCGGTTGAAATGGCCATGAAGGGGATGGCGCAGGCTGGGAAGATAAACGCAGCCGGAGCAGCATCGGCACAGGGATTAGGGTCGGATATTCCAGGGGCAGTATCCGAGAAAACGCCCTCTCCTGCAAAGATTCAAGGTGTAGCTGTAACGGAGCCAGTGAATCGGATTAATTTGCAGTTGAAGGAATTGGGTGTATCCCTTAAGCAGCTTGCCACCAATATAAATAAGATTAAAGATAAAGCAGCCTCAATCAACACAACGGCGATTGACATTCATCATTATATTCAGAGCGCAAGAGGAGAATTTGATCTTCTGCTGAAAAACTGGAAAAAGATACAGAAGAAAATGATTGCTCTCTCTAAAAAAGGAGAGACTGCCTCCGTTACAATTCAGGGGTGTTCTGCTTCTGTACAGGCGTTTTTGGCATCTGCCCGCAAGCTGTCAAACTTGTTGCTGGCAATCAGC